TAATAATTCTTCCAAATATATTATTGATAAACTTGCAAATTTACCAAAAGAACAATATTGTTATATTGGTGCAAATCAAATAACAGATATTGCACCATCAGTATTATCTGAATTTAAAGTGAATAATCCTTCAACCACAGCATTAACAGATACTACAATAACTTATCATCCTGTAACTTTATCTTCAATATCAGGTGGTAGTGGAACAACAGAAGAAACTGAAATTACAATAAATACTATAATAGGAAATGAATCTTTAATTGCATATGAATGGTCTAATTTAGAACAATCTGAATCATTAAAATTATCTAATTTATATATGAGTATAAACAATGGTAAAGATTTAATAAATAAATGTTATACAGGTTTTGAATTTTCAACTTCATATTGGTGTAAATTCGGTGCAAGTTGTAATATTTATGAATTACAATTATTATCAACTGAACATACTATATTGGAATTAAAACATAATGTGGATAATTTATTAGAATTATCTTTTGATATTACAACAGATTCTAATCAATCAATAACAACAATATTAGATCAAACATTACTTCAAGATCATTGGTATTTAATAGGAATAACAGCTGGAATTAGTGATAAATATGTATCATTATCTTTAGGTATTTATGATACAACATTTGATGGAAGTCAAGGTAGTTATATTAGTTCAAGTATATTAGTTCCATTAATAGATAATTATAATTATAATATTAATAATTATACAAATGAATTAAAAATAAATGCAGTAGAATATGGTGATGTGAGTTATTATAATAGATTTATAACACTTGTTGATATTTATAATATTTTAACAGATAATCCACCTAATGCAGAATCTTTAACATTAACTGAATCTACAGCTACTATTAATTTAATAAATTCTTCAACTATTTCTACAGATCCTATTAGTTTTAATATGATATTGGATGGAACTATATACACTTTAACCGGAACTGATTCGTTAGATAATGTGTTTAATGCTATACAATCAAGTGATTCAAGTCCGCAGACAATTAAGATTATTAAAGGAACTAAATTAACTTTAAATATAACTACAACTACTTCACATCCATTTATTATTGTTGAATCAAAAGTTCATCAAGAAAATGATACTAATAAATATACTACTGGTGTTACATATTCTAGTGATTCATCAGAATATGAAACTGGTAAAGGTCAAATAGGTGGTAATATAATATGGGATACAACTAATAGTTCTTTAGGAACATATTATGGTATATGTATTAATCATTCTGAAATGTATTTTATAATCGAATTAGTAACAGGAATAGATAAAACAATAAATACAACAACAAATGAATCAATAATTGGAATAGATATAAATAAATATTATAAAATGAATATGTCATTTTCATTTTCTAAGAATGATTTGGAATTATCACAAAATGTAAGTGATTTTGTGATAAGATCTGAATCAAAAACATATCTTAAATTTAGTGCAAAAGATCACCCAATACTTAATTTATATTCAAATTTAGGACTAGAACAAGAAATTACAACAACACATACAGCATTAAATTCTAATGTATGGTATGATTACTATGTAACACTTAATTATGATGGAACAAATACAACTGGAGGGATTTACATTGGTAAAGATAAACAAATAGATTATTTTACTAATTATACAATAACAGATTTCACACCATTTAAAGATATTGGATTAGAATATGATACATTAGAGGTTCGTATTGGTATTAATAAAGATGAACAACCAGTAAAACTTAATAAAAAGATAGAAAATATTAATATTTATACTAAAAAACTAAATCACTCTACTATAAATAATTTAATTAGAAATAATGCAATATCAATAATACCTTCAACAACAATAGAATCAAATAAATTAGAGTTATGGTATCGTCTAAATGATTTTACAAATAATGAATTTAATAATGAAATAAAAGATAGTAGTGGTAAAAATAAAAATGGTAGTGCAACAGGAACAAATCCAACTCAAGTAATTACTAATATTAATAGTAAAATTAAATCAAATAAACTTTTAAAAAATAATTTCAAAGCAATGAAAATAACTGATCATACTTTTAATATATCAACACCTAAAATAATATTAAATAATAATTTTACAATTATGATTAAATCAAAATTAGAAATAGATGCATCTGAACATAATATATTTACTTATAATGATCTTAGTGTTGATATTTCAAATACAGAATTAAAAGTAATATATGGTTCTACAACAAAAACAATAACATATACATTTGAGGAAAAATGGTATGCTATAACATTGATGTATAATAAAAATAAAACTCAATTATCTATATATATAAATGAAGAATTGAAAGGTAAATATAATTCTGTTGATATTACATCTTCAACAAATATATTAAAACTTTCAGATTATTCAAGTAAAACTCCACCAACTAATATTAAATTATCATTGGAAGATTTACGTATTTTAAGTAATGAAGTTAAATATGAAACCATTTATGAGTATGCAAATGGTATAAATGTATTAGTATAATAACTAAAGTATATTTTTATTTTTTTAAAACTCATATTGTAAATAATATGATTATAAATGAATATGATAAAATTGTAAATAAATTTAATACTTTAAAAGAAATTAACTTTGAAACTGAAAATATATATAGTAATATAGCTTATCAAACAACAAAAATAACATTTGAATATAATGAAATAATAGAAGAAAAAGATAAAATTATATTAGAAGATATACAGAATAATTATTCAAATCACTTAGTAATATATGATGATATTGCTACTAATATTTTAAATATAACATTTGAATATGAGAAATTAATAATAGAAAGAGATTTATTATATGAAAGAGCACGTGTAGAAGATGGTATAATAGATATACGTGAAGTAATTATAGATCCAATAATTTATAATAATTTGAAGGAACGTATATTGAATATAGTTGAAGTATATAATGAAAATATTGAAAAATATATAATATTATCTGAAAAAATACAAGAATTGAGTATAATTTATAATTCTGTAATAACTAGAACACAACCTAATTTATATAATGATGGACCAATAATTTCAATAGAAAAATATAATTATTTAGAAAATAAAATAAAAAATATAGTTACTACATACAATACTGTATTGGATATTTATAATACAGATTTAATTAACAATATTGTATTACTAAATAATAAAATAAAGGAAATTGAAGATAGTATATTTAATTTTAATATTATTTTAGAAATGGAATCAAATATATATAATATAAGATTATTTTCAATATTATTAAATGTTTTTGTAAAAAACTTTAGAATAATGACATATACAGAACGAATTAATAATATAAATGTTCTTAAGAAAGAATATTTAATATATTTACAAAATCTTAAAAAAATTAATAATGCTTTTATTATTTCTCATTTACATCAAATATATATAACACCTTTATTATTATTATCCAATACAACAGAAACAATAATATTAAAAGATAATATTATAGATTTAAGAAAAATTAGTTCTTATTATGGAACTATATCACCTGATTTTATACAATTTAATGTTAAATTATTAACAGATAATATAAGATCTAATTTGTTAGATAATACTATAGATATTTTTACTAAAACATATAATGGCACTTTATATTTTAATCCTGATTATCGTAATAAAACATATGAAATAGAAATTGAAGCATATAGTATGTTAATATCTCGTCAAAAATATAAATTTATATTAATAGAAAATGGATTTCCTGCAATTAATCCAATTTATTTTGAGGAATCTAATATTAAATTAGGAAAAATTAATAATAATACCTTTGATCTTAATTTAAATAATTATTATAATGATAGCAATATTCTTTTTATGATCGAAAGTAGTTATTCAATCCTTAGTAATTTAACATATGATGATATATATCATTATGAAACTCAATATATTGATTATTGTAATATACCTATTATTACAGATACTATTGTAATAACACCTTATTTAAAAGGATATCCAATATTATTTGAAGAATATTCAAATACAGCAGTTATATTAAATATAATTAGTTCTCCTTCAATAACAAGTAATTATTTTGCATTTGAATTAACAGATAGAATATCTTATGAATATGATTTAACACAAATAAATGATTGGTATATCAATGTAGTGGAAGAATCTATAATTACATTTGAATTTATAGTAAATACACGTGATAATTTAAAATATATTTCAAAACCTGTAATTGAATTAAATTCAAATATATTAAAAATAAATCCTGATTATCGCGATGGAACATATAAAATAAAAGTAAATATAGAATCACCAAATGATTATTCTTTAAAAAATATATTAGAATTGGATATAAAAGAAGGACCAGTTCCAAAACCTGTTAGGAATATAAGAAATTTATTATTAGAACATTTATTATTGAAAGAGACTACAATATTTAATGCAAATAATTATTTTGTATCAAAAACAGGTGAATTATTACAATTTGATTATAATGTTTCAAATATAATAGATTATACAAATGATGGGGTTAAGGTTGATCAATTACCATATGATACTTTCAATATAACAGAAAGTAATTTAATATTTACTCCTGATCATAGGAATATAGGATATGAATTATATGTATATGCGATAGATTCTATTTATAATGTAAGAAGTGAAGAATATCTTATAATAAATATAAGAGAAGAAAAAATATTAAATGTATTAAATGAAGATGAAGTAAATAAAATAATATTAGATAAAGATATAATATTTTATGAATTAGATGAATATGAATTAGGAAATGATAAATTAAACATAGATATCAATAATTATATAAAATTTCCAATGAATCAAAGATCACGATATATAAATGGATTACAATATTATGTATCTACTGATAAAGATTTACGTAAAACTAAAGTAAATCAAAGAAATGCTATAAATATAAATGAAGATGGTATATTAGAAATTGAACCAGATTATAGGAATATAAGTTATACAATAAATATTTTAGTAGAATCTTATGAATTTTCTTATAGGGATAATATTAATTTTTCATTTTCAATTATAGAAGTTTCTGCTTTATTTCCTATAATAAAGAACATAAATATTGAAATATCAAATACAATTTATAATAAAGAAATTAAAACATTATATATTAATGATTTAAGTATATATGAAAAAATTATAAATCTTAATTTATTTTTTGATAATAATATTGAATATAGTGAAAATAAATATCAAATAGTATCAGGTAATACTGAATATTATAAAATAATTAATAATAATTTAAAAATAATACCCAATGTAAGAGATACAACTTATAATTTTAGTATTATAGCTATTGATAATATTTATGAAACTTATAATGATAATGCTAGTAATTTATTGAATATTGAAGTAAATGAATTAAGATCAATTTCATTAAATAATAGTAATATTGTATATAATTTATCAAATAATGAAGTATTTATAGATCTTAATGATATATTTAATTCAACAATTCATAATACAATTTTAAATTATAATATAGAATTTGAAGAGAATTATAATATTAGACGCAATGTTTCTACATCTTTAGATTCATATTCAATCAAAGGCAATATATTATATTTATATCCGGATTATCGTGGATTATCTTATAGATTAAATGTAATTGGATTTAATAAAAATTATTTAGATCAATATTTAGTTTATAATATAGACATAAATGAAAGTGAAAAATTACCATTAGAAAAGAAGATAAATAGTATTGAAATTAATTTAGAAAGACTTAAATATACTACAGATGATATTAGAATTAATTTAGAAGATTTATTTGTTCATTTTAGATATTATCCTAATTATTCATTACAAATACAAAGTGAAGAATTAATAGCTGATTTAATTTATATAAGTTTAGGTTATTTAGTTATTTCTAATACTAGTTATAATACTAATTTTACCATAAATATTGAATTATTTGATTTATTAAATAATATTAAAGATTTAAATAATATAATTAAACTTAGCTTTGTAACTAATGTTATAGAAATAACATTTAATAATTTAATTACTGAACAAACAATATATTTAGATGAATTAACAGAAAATACAAGATATGAAGTATTAGGTTTAAATGGAATTGATATTAGTTCAACAGTAGAATTAATAGATAATAATATTATAATTAATAAATCATTATCAAGTTATGATTTTGTTTTAAATAAAATTAATATAAATTTAAATCTTATAATAAAACAAGTTTTTTATAAAATTAATACAATCTTATAATATTATTTTGATGTTTTTTAGATCTTTTTTAGATAATTATAATATTGTTTTGATCTTTTTTAGATTTATAATATTGTTTAGATTATTTATAATATTGTTTAAATCTTTTTTAGATTTATAATATTGTTTAGATAATTATAATATTGTTTTGATAATTATAATATTTAAAAATAATTATAATATTGTTTAGATAATTATAATATTGTTTAGATTTTATAATATTGTTTAGATTTTATAATATTGTTTAGATCTTTTTTAGATTTATAATATTGTTTAGATCTTTTTTTAGATTTATAATATTGTTTAGATTTTATAATATTGTTTTGATAATTATAATATTTAAAAATAATTATAATATTGTTTTGATAATTATAATATTGTTTAGATTTTATAATATTGTTTTGATAATTATAATATTGTTTAGATTATTTATAATATTTTAAACATAAATATAATATTGTTTAGATTTTATAATATTGTTTTGATAATTATAATATTGTTTAGATTATTTATAATATTTTAAACATAAATATAATATTTTAAACATAATTATAATATTGTTTAGATTTTATAATATTGTTTAGATAATTATAATATTGTTTAGATTATTTATAATATTTTAAACATAAATATAATATTGTTTAGATTTTATAATATTGTTTTGATAATTATAATATTGTTTAGATAATTATAATATTGTTTAGATTATTTATAATATTTTAAACATAAATATAATATTGTTTAGATTTTATAATATTGTTTTGATAATTATAATATTGTTTAGATCTTTTTTAGATTTATAATATTGTTTAGATCTTTTTTAGATTTATAATATTGTTTAGATAATTATAATATTGTTTTGATAATTATAATATTGTTTAGATAATTATAATATTGTTTAGATTATTTATAATATTTTAAACATAAATATAATATTTTAAACATAAATATAATATTGTTTTGATAATTATAATATTGTTTAGATTATTTATAATATTTTAAACATAAATATAATATTGTTTTGATAATTATAATATTGTTTAGATTATTTATAATATTTTAAACATAATTATAATATTTTAAACATAAATATAATATTTTAAACATAAATATAATATTGTTTTGATAATTATAATATTGTTTAGATTATTTATAATATTTTAAACATAAATATAATATTGTTTAGATTTTATAATATTGTTTTGATAATTATAATATTGTTTAGATTATTTATAATATTTTAAACATAAATATAATATTTTAAACATAATTATAATATTGTTTAGATTTTATAATATTGTTTAGATAATTATAATATTTTAAACATAATTATAATATTGTTTAGATTTTATAATATTGTTTAGATAATTATAATATTGTTTAGATAATTATAATATTGTTTTGATAATTATAATATTGTTTTGATAATTATAAAATAGATAATAATTTAGTATAATGATCATTTATATTAAACATATTTGTATTAATATTGTCATTATAATAAAACCATTTATAAGGTATTATAATAAATTGTAATGATGATAAATTTATTGTAATAATTTTGGCATTTTGTGTGGGAATATTATTTTCAATTTTAGTATTAGGATTACAGATATGTATTTCAATATCAGTATCACTATTATTATGTAATAATAAATATTTTGAATTATTTAATTTCCAATTATTAGTAAATTGTATTTTAGATATATAATTATATTTAAACCATGATTCTAATATAGTTGTAAGATCAGGAATATGATCAGAAATGATTAGAGGATTTTTTTGATATAATAAATAAAAATCAAATTTATTAATTGTAGTTTGATTAATTGTAATAGTATTATTATTAATATGATAAATAAAAATAACAGAAATAATAATGAGTATAATAAATAGTGTTATTAGTATTTTATAAAATAACATTTTTATTTAATTAAATAACAATGCCTAAAGTAAAGAAAAAAAGTATAGGTGGAATTCCTTTATTTTTTGCTAAAAAAGCCAAAGAATTATATAGTTCTATTAATACTTTAAAAAAAGAAAAAGAAGATTTATATGATGCTTTAATAGATAAAGTTAAAAATGGTAATATTAATGAAATTGAAGAGTTACTTGGAACTGAATTAAAGAATATTGATTCTAATTCTTCAAAAGAATTAAGAGAATTAAAACCTAAAATTGAAAAAGTTAAAGAAATATATGACAAGATTCCGAACGAAGAATTATCTAAAATACAAGCTACAGTTAAAGGATTATTAGGATCAACAAATTCAATTCAACCACCAAAAAACTTGAAAGGTCTTTTTGATCAAGTAGCAAATCAAGTAACAAATCAAAGTTCTAAAGAAAACACACAAAATTCAGTATCTTCATTATCACAACAAATGATAAATATAGCACGTAAAGCAAATGAAAAAGGGAAAGGGAAAGAACAATTAGGATCACAAATTGGAAAATTAGATAAAGAAACTGAAGTTTTAAGAACACAGGGAGATAGAGTAGATCAACAATTTAATGATGCAGATAATCGTTCTAAAGGAAATCCTATGACAGATGGTATTGGTACGGAACATCGTCGTAGTATAGGTGTAGGTAATAGTAGGTTTGACGGTTTAAATAATAATTCAGGAATTAATTTAGGTTTTAGCGAACCGCCTGAAGATACAAGTAATTCACCAGCAATTTATATAATGATTGCAATAGCAATGAAAGGTATATTACGATATATTTGGAATTTATTTGTAGTGACAATTAAAACAAGTTATAGGGTAGTTACAGATTTTATATTGATACCTTTTTATATTTTTTTACCTTATGTATTTGATGTATTAGCAGTATTTATAATATTAATAATGTTAATATTAGTAATACTTTATTTTGTAAGTGGTGGTGGATCTAAACAAACTAGATCACCCGGAAATCCATTTGATAGTATAATAAGTGGTATTTCAAGTATAATTTTTAATTTTTTTAATCCGGATGTATCTGGAGTAACAGAATTAAAAAATAATATTGAAAGTGATGCGGCAAGTTTTGTGGGTAGTATACAACAATTAATAAAGAATGTAATAAATATAATAAAAGAAAATGTTATAGCACCAATGTTAAGACTTTTTGTTCCAAATCCTGATATAAATGATATTGATGAAAAAGATAAAGAGAAAAGGAAAGAAAACGATGGTCGTTGTGATAATATATCACAAATAGAATCTAAAGATGGTAGATATTGTTATAAACAATTAAAACAAAGAAATACAACTTGGGGTGATAATATAACAATACCATATAAATTATTTGATTCAGATGATATGGATGATCCTACAATTAATGCGCATTATGATTATTATATGCCTAATTGTAAAATAAATAATAATTTTAAAGATGCAGTAATTCATTTAGATACAAAAGATAGTAGAAGAACAAAATTTATTTGTAAAATATAAATGACAGATAATAAAGAAACTGTAGATAAAAAAATATTAAAAAATACAAAAGAATATGAAAAACAAAAAGTGCTTCTTGAAAAAATAGAAGATGAAGATAATAAAAAACTTTTAAATGAAGAAAAACTTCGTAAATTAAAAGAAAATTGTTTAATACAAGATGAAGAATTAGTAGATTTTACAGATGTAAATGCTAAAAAATGCACATTAAAAAAATGTCCAGATGGTTTTGAAATATCAGCAGATAAACAGAGTTGTGAAATGGATATCGATGGTATTCAAATATATAGATATGAACGTAAAAATAAATGTGAAGAACAATATATTGATTGGATATCTGTACCGAATTATCATTTAGGAAATAATTATTTTAAATTAAATACAGGAAAAGATAAAACAGATTTTAATAGTTGTTTTGAGCCTTGTAATTTTGATTTTATTCCATATAGTGATACAAATAAATCAATTGATTCAATACAATGTGTTCGTAAAAAAATAAAAGATTTAAATATATATGGAAAAACGACTTTAGATTATTGTCCTTTAGTATTGATAATATTATTAAGTTGTAAAGAATCTTTCAGTAATGAATTTAAAACTGAATATATAAAAGAAAAGACTAAAATAAAAGAAAATGAAAAAATTGAGCCAGAAATATTAGCAAATATAAAAGATAATGATATATTATTGATTGATATGTATGAAGAAATAAAATCAAAAGGAAAGAAATATATTAAACATTTATATAATGAAAAACCTGATTTTTTAGAAACATTACAATTAAAAGATATTGAATTAAATGAATGTTATAAAACATCAATATCAAAATTACCTAAAAATAAACAAATTATATTAGAAGCTTACAATGTATTTAAAGACCTTGATCATCTTGATCAATATGCAAATTCTTATAGATATACTGCAAATGATGGAGATATTATTAAATTAAAAGATTTACATAAAAAGGTGTTAAAATGGGCGTGTGAATATAGTTTTGATGAAAATACTAATTATGGTCGTAGTAATATAACTTTATATGAGAATTATAATAAAAAGAAAGTAATTGATCCAAATAATGAATATATACGTAAAGTAAAGAATAATAAAATATTTAATGAGCTTACAATATTTACACCTTTAGAATTATTACATCCAGGTAATATATTTAAAAAAATAATTTATAGGGGTGATAGTGATAATATATTAGAAAATTCATTTATTTTAAGTTCTCCATCAACAATATTTTTATTAGTTTTTTTTATTATATTAATTGTAATTGCTATAGTATTTTATGAATATACAAAACCACTTTATGGTAGATTAAGAGAAATATTTATTATTATGATATATAATATTGCAAAGATATTTAATAGTAGTATAGATCCTAAATATATTGTATCAACTTTACTTAATAATGTAAAGAATCAAGTTGATAATCCAAGACCAATTCCAATGCCTATGAAATAAATGATCTTATAATGATCTTATAATGATCTTATAATGATTTTATATTTTTTTATTGTATCTTATAATGATCTTATAATTTAATAATATCTTATAATATTGTATATTTTTTTATTATATCTTATAATGATCTTATAATTTAATAATATCTTATAATGATTTTATAATTTAATAATATCTTATAATGATTTTATAATTTAATAATATCTTATAATTTAATAATATCTTATAATATTGTATATTTATTAATTGTATCTTATAATGATCTTATAATTTAATAATATCTTATAATATTGTATATTTATTAATTGTATCTTATAATGATTTTATAATGATTTTATAATTTAATAATTATCTTATAATGATTTTATATTTATTAATTGTATCTTATAATGATTTTATAATTTAATAATATCTTATAATATTGTATATTTATTAATTGTATCTTATAATGATCTTATAATTTAATAATATCTTATAATATTGTATATTTATTAATTGTATCTTATAATGATTTTATAATTTAATAATATCTTATAATATTGTATATTTATTAATTGTATCTTATAATGATTTTATAATGATTTTATTAATATATAATTTAATAATATCTTATAATATTGTATATTTATTAATTGTATCTTATAATGATTTTATAATGATTTTATTAATATATAATTTATATTATAATAATATATAATTTATAATATTGTATATTTATTAATTGTATCGTATAATGATCTTATATTATTATAATTTATATTATAATAATATAATATTGTATATAAAGATTATTAATTAATATTAATTAATGGGTGATATTACAATTTTAGATATATTGTTAAAAACAAAATTAGAATCTTTGGAGGAACCTAAATCAAGAAAAAAGGATAAAGATCCTAATTTTCTAACAAAAGAAGAAAAACTTTTTTTTTATAAAAATGGAATTGATTATTGAAAAATTAATTTGGACTATTTATAAAATAAAAGAAAAATTTCCAAAATCTATTGATTATAAAGAAATTTATAATGTAAAAGAAGAAGATTTTAGTAATGCTATTTGTAAAATTAAAAAAAATATAAAACAATTAAAAAAACTAAAAAATTTACCTGTTGTAGAACAAAGGACTGAAGAATGGTATAATATGCGTAAAAATATGCTAACAGCAAGTGATACATATAATGCTTTAATTAAAAGTAAGAGTCTTGTTAAAAATAAAGCAAAGAAGATAGTTCAACATATTAGATGTAAAGCATTAACGTGGGGTATAATGTTTGAACCAATTGCAACAAATATTTATTCAAAAGAAAATAATGATATTGAGATATATGAATTTGGTGTAATTAGATCAACTGATAAAGATATAGAGTTTTATGGAGCATCACCAGATGGTATAACATCTTTAGGTGTAATGTTGGAAATTAAGTGTCCTATAACGCGTAAAATCAAAGAAAATGATATTAAAAAGGGTTATATGGCACAAGTGCAAGGTCAAATGGCAGTATGTGAATTAACGGATTGTGATTTTGCAGAATTTGAGTTTGAGATAGTAGAAACTTTAGGTGAGTTTTTAAATTTAACGGATAAATACTTTGGATTAATTATAGTAAATAAAGATGATAATACTAAATTTGATTTTTATTCAGAATTAGGTTTATCGCCTTTAGAATGTTATTTAAGTGTTTTAGATTTAGATGAAAGAGAAATAATTTATTGGAAATTGCGTAAAATGCAAATTCAACGTATACTATTTGATAAAAAAGAATGGGAATCTTATTATAAACCAAAGATAATTGAGTTTTGGGATACAGTTAATAATTATGAAGATAGTGAAGAAGATCAGTTTAGATCTGATAGTGATTAATCGCATCTATTTATTAATTGTAAATAAGTTTTATCATTTTCAGTTATTTTTGTAGGATTGATAGAGTCATTCAATTTCGTAATATCATTTTGAGATAATGTTACACGAGCTATTTTATTATTTACAACTAATTCTTCATTTATTCTGTAAGCAAATCCATATATATAATATTTTTCATCTTCTATTTCTGTATTAAATGTGCTTTTACATCTTGTATTATATTGTTGATTTTCTGGAATAATAAATGGACTTCTAACATCATCTGTATCATCTGAAACTACAAAAGATTCTGAACTATCTGAACTTGAAGATAATTCAGGAACTACAAATTGACTAGCACAACCACATACTACTTTTACATCAGTATTTGTTGTTGTTAAAGATCCTTTACATCGCATAAAACAATTTGCATCATTTGATAATTTGAATTTTAATGTATAACTTTCAAATTCATTTTCTTCACAATTTTGAGTTGGACAATATATTAAATTTGTATAATATGAACTTGATTTAAAATATCTCATCATTTCTGTAATACCCGAAAAACTAGGTGATTCATTAAAAAGTAAATTATTATTATCTTTTAATTTAATTTTACCTTCGCTATTGGTTCCAGATTGTTCTAATTTATAATATTCACAATTTGGTTTATATAATTTATCTTGATATTTATCGTATAATGGATATAATAATAACATTTCGGTTTTTACATTTTTACTATTTGTATCTGTATTCCTTTCAGTATCAAATTCTCCATTATTATAAATAGCATAAGCAGGTGTAAAATCCTTTGAATTATTATTATTAAAATAAATATCTTTATAATATCTTTTAGATTCATTTGTATTATTTTCAATATAATATGGATGATGCATAAAAATAGCATATACTGGACCTGCAATAACATTTGATTTAATTATATTTTCATTTTCATCTTTATTTGGTGTTATTTTTTCTACTTGATTATATAATTCAGGATTATTTTTTTCAAAATATTCTAGATCTGTTCTAATTGCATTATATATTGTTTCTCTAGTAATTAATTCTTCAATATTATGTATTGTTGGAGATGTTCTTATTGATATTTCTTTTTTTATAATTTCTAATGGATTATTATATTCTGGTCTCCATTCATCTTTTAGAAATCCTTGTGATTTAAAACAAAAAGATGCTAACATTGGTTGACTTGTTGGATCTAAAGTTGGATCAGGATAAATTGATGTTGTTGCATAACTATATTCACCATAATTAAAATCTATAATATCATTTGGTTCTGAATTACGTAGATCTTTTATATTTTCAGTAAAACTCTCATATTTTGTTCTACATAATATTACGGTAATTATTATAGCTAATGCTATAATAGCTAATATTATTAATAATATTGTTTTCATTCTTATTATTATTATAAGATCTAATTTATCTTATTTATAAATTATTATGTAGGTTTTTTTAACATAACATTTGTTCCCTCAAATTTTAAATTACTACAATCAGTAGCATCACATAATTTTAATTTACTGATGTCAATTTTAAAAGTTTTATCAGATTTTAATTCAATTTCAGTATCAGTAATTTGATAAAATGAATATAAATTACTTAAGTTATCACTGTTATTACCTAAAATACTATTATAATGTGTATTTGAAGTATTAATTGTGTTAATATCACTTATCATTTCTAAATATGTATTAGTATCAATACTATTAGCATCTTTAAAGAATTTATAAGATAAATCTAAATTACTAGTAAATTTAGAAGCATTTGTATCATAATTATATATATTTGATAACTGATTATTATTATTAATAACAGAATAAGATTTTACAAGATATTGATATTCTGTACTATCCTCACGTGGATAATTACTTAATTCATCATTTAATTGTGTATTAACATAATTTTTATTATCTTGATTTAAATTGTTTAATTGTGTTTCAGAATATATCTTAGTACCAAAGATATTTGAAAGTTCTTTTTGACTATCAGATATATCATCAATATCAAAGTCTTTTTCAAATAATTTGTCTTCTAGATCATTAGATAAATTAGGATTTTTTTTAATAATTTCTAAAAGATTTTTATAAAATGTATTAGATTCATCATATTTTGAAGTATGTATAAAATACAATATACCAATAATACCAACTGCTATTAAAATTATAAATATAAAAACTAAAAGAAAAATACTTTCACCTTGCATTATTTATTTAGTATATTTATTTTAATTCAATAATCATATTAGTTGTATATTCTTCTTCAGTAGGTTCACCTCTTATAGATTCTATTGAATCTTCAATATTATCTAGATAATTCATTTCTTCTTCAGAATCTTTATTTTCTTCTAAATTTAATCCACCTTTAATATTATTTTTTAAATCTGTATATTCAGGTGTATTAAGGGTATCAGGTGTATCAGGTGTATCAGGTGTATCAAGATCTTTAGAGACATCAGGTGTATCAAGATCTTTAGAGATATCAGGTGTATCAGGTGTATCAAGATCTTTAGAGATATCAGGTGTATCAAGGGTATCAGGTGTATCAAGGGTATCAGGTGTATCAAGGGTATCAGGTGTATCAAGGGTATCAGGTGTATCAAGGGTATGAGGGGAATTATCAAGATTAACGGAATTATCGGAATCATCAAGATCATCAGGATCAACAAAATCATCATCAGAATTATCAGAATTATCAGAATCAACAGAATCATCAGAAATCTCACCACCTTTTAGTTCTTTTTTAGTAGTTTTTTTGGTAGTTTTTTTGGTATTTTCTTTTACCTTTTTAGTATCTGTTTTTGATTTATTTTTCTTTTGTTTTTCTTTATCTTTAGAAGAAACATAATTTAAATATTCTGTGTATAATTTATCATCAAAATCATTATTTTCGATATCAATTGTATCATTTTCTTCATCATCTGAAAATTTCTCAATACTATTAACATTATTTGGTTCAATTGTATTAATAGTATTATATTTCATATCTAATCCCATAGTGTTTAATTCTTGAGATAATAATTTGAAAGAATAAGGAATTTCAATTTGTGACATATTAATTGTAGGTTGTGTGATGGGTATTCCATCGTGATTATCAATAATCATTGAGAATTTATCTGCTCTTTCCATATAAGATTCTTTAATAAATGAAGATACGCCGTAACTTAATAGAACATCTCTTTCCATTTCCCCTAATCGCAAACCACCACTTTTACGTCTTCCGTGTGTGGGTTGTCTAGTTAAGAATTCTTTAGGTGCAAAAGCGCCGTGTCCTCTTGCATTAATTTTATCAGAAACCATATGTTTAAGACGAAAATAATATACAGGACCAATAAATATTTCGCTTTTAATTTGTTGTCCAGTTAATCCATTATACATAATTTCAGTGCCATTTCTTTCAAAACCTAAATTACTTAAATCATCTTGCATTTTTTCACGATCAAAAGGAACAAATACTGTTCCATCTCCTTGATGACCTTTAATACAACACAATTTTGCATATACACTTTCAACAATATGACCAATTGTCATACGTGAAGGAAATGCGTGTGCATTCATTATAATATCTGGTCTTAATCCATCTTTTGTATAAGGCATATCTTCTTCATCAAATATACGTCCTATAACGCCTTTTTGTCCGTGTCTACTAGAATGTTTATCGCCAATTTCGGGTTGCTTAATTTTAAGAAATCGCACTTTACATATTTTATCTTTATTTCTTATAGTTCTACTGGAAACATATACATCATCAATTATTCCATAAGCGGCAATATCCGTCATAACTGATATATCGACATATTCTTTTTGTGAAATTGTTTGATTAAACATACCTTTTTTTACAGTATTTAGAACAGTTCTTTCTAAAATAGCACCAATAACAATTACATCAGTATTTGGTGGGATATAAATTCCTTTTTTAATAAATCCATTTTCATCTAAATAATTATAATTTGCTTTTTTCTTAAAACCTTTAACTGTAATACCTTTATTAACAAGATCTTTAGGATTACAGAAATATTCTTTTTCATTAACTTCTTTATTTGAAATACTTAATGAAACAGATTTTAAAGAACTAATTTCTTCAAAGCTTCTTTCAATTGTTCCGCGATTAATCATTAAACTATCTTCTTGATTAAAGCCGGAATAAGACATAACGGCTACAATGATATTAGTACCATTGGGCATACTTTCACTTTGTGTTAAATAAGATGGTTTAGTTGTAATGATTGGTTTTTGTGAATAATGTAATAAATATCCTGCAGTATCAAAACGATCTTTAAAATTAGTAGCATAAATACCAATAGCTTGTTTAGATTGTGATGCGTGGAATATATTACGTGCAGCGAAACTATGATTACACATAGGTATATTAACACTAACGACGCTTAACATAGTGGAAGGGTGTATTTCGCAATGTGTATGTTGATTATTAATGGAATTTTGATTCATAGCGATATAAGATACATCAGTTTCTTCAATATCAATATATTCTATAACTCCACATTGTTTTTCCATTAATTCAATAATTGTAATTAAATTTTTTGATTTAGAATCAAATGGTGAATTATAACCGTTTTTTGTATATATATTTTCCGAATAATCAATATTACTATGATATGTTCCTAATAATAATTTAAACCATTTATCATCTTTTTTAATATTATGAATTTTTTTATTTTTAACGACAAATAGGGGTCTCATTGCTCTACCACTTTCAGTTAAAATACGTATTTCATTATTAAGACGATCTAAAATTATACCAATTAATATATTAATAGATCCTGTTTTCTTACATGCTTTTAAAAATCTATTTAAAAGTATGGGTTTATGTGTTGTTCCGATTAAAGTTCCATTTACAAATATTAATGTTGTTTTAACTTTATTTAATATTTTTGAACTACAATTTTCCAATGGTATAAATATTTCACTATCATTTAAACACGTAATTATATCATCTTGATCAGTTCCTGCGGTAATTTTTGCAAGTAAAGCAAGATTTTTTAAATATCCTATAGAACCACCATCGGGTGTTTCATATGGACAAATAATACCATATTGATGTATATGTAACATATGTGATTTAAATAATTTAAGACTTCGATCAATATCTATATTAACTCGTCTAACGTGTGATAAATAACCTAAATAACTTATTCTTGATAGATCTTGAACTTTACCTTCTTCACAGTCATCAGGATTAGCATCAGATAATCCCCATTTACCTTTTAAAGATTTAACAAAGGTTTCACTCATATAAATAGATGGAATAATTCTACGGACATCATCGTGAGTTCCCATAAATTTCTCATACATTTTAATATTTTCATTACCGGTTGTATTATTAATTATATCAATATCAATAATACTACTATAATTGTATTTTTTATCAATTTTATTACGTATTTCTTTAATAAATTTCGCATATGTAGTATTATATAAATCAGCTAACATAACACCACTTACATCAATTCTTTTATAAAAATAACTATCTTTATCTGTTTCATTTAAATAACCAAATGTAAAATAAGCAAATTGTTTAACCATATAACCTAAATATTTAACTTTACCATCCCAAGATTCTATATTTGGAAATAAATCTAAATTAAGAATACCATTTATTATTGATTTGCTTTTAATATTACTTTTATTATTTTTTAAAATATATTCAACTAAATCAAAATTTTTATCAAAATCAGTAAAAATATTTGAATTTATAATATTTGGTCTTAAAAAATCTTCATATTTATTTTTTTGTTCTATTGTATGATCATCTGGATGACCAAATATTATTTCATAAACATCAAAATCTGTTAAAATACCTAAATAATTAAATAAACATACTATTGGTATATCAATTCCAATTTTTGCCATATTAAATACGGTTGAACCGGCTTTATGATATTTTGTAATTGGCAAATTATTTATAACATCTGAAAATCCTAATTTATCTTTAATAAATTGATTATTGATACGATTATTATATTCCATTTTTGTTGGTTTTCGCCACATTTTCATTTCAAAACGTTTAGGATATAGAGAACCTTCTCCTTTTTCAGCAATACAAGATATATAACCTTTATGACTAAAATCATCATCTTCATCTAATTTTTGTAAAAATAAACGATTTTTTGTTATTCTTTCTTGTGATATTATTACTTTTTCTTTTCCATCTAATATAAAATATCCACCATAATCATAACTACATTCTTTCATTTCATTTAATACTTTTTTATTATTACCGTGAAGAATACAAGCATCACTGTGAAGCATAATAGGAACAGAACCAATATACATTTTTTTAAAAACATTATTTTCAAGTTCAACAGGTTTTTCAAGATTATTACGATCATAGAAATTAAATTTTACATCTGCATATATATTTGTTTGATAAGTAAGATTTCTTAATCTTGCTTCATTTGGAGTTAATAATATATCTTTATTATTTTCCATAATAATGGGTCTATCAACATAGATTTGGTCATTATGTCCTATTTCGATTTCAATTTTAAAAACGATTTTATCATTTTGTGTTTTTATCATATTAATGGGATTATTACTACGTATTATATTAGGTATATAGGTTCTTAAGAATTCTCTATAACTATCGAGTTGATGACTAACTAAAGGGTATTTATGATCTTTGAAATATAAATCTAAAGTATCCATTATTATTTATAAATCAAAAAGATAAAAACTTATTTCATTTATCTTTAAAATCTATACAAGTTTTTATTAAATTGTAATACATTACTTCAAATATGTTATTATTCTTTCAGATATTCCTTCTATTCCTATATTTTCTTCTAGTCCTATATTTTCTTTTATTTCTATATTTCTTTCGGTTCCTATATTTCTTTGTGTTCTTGCAATTTTTTCGATATTATTATCATATGAACTTTTTGTTCCGGTCATATAATACCATAATCCTTGTTTATTTATAATATTAATATCATCTGCAGTTGAAATTGATGATATTTTAAATGGTCTAGACATATTAATTGGTTTAAAACCATTTTCATATACTATTACGGAACCATTATTATCAATTATTAATGATAAAGGAACTTTAAAATCTGTTTGATTTGTAATTTTCAATGTTAAAATTGCAGAATCTTTATCATTAACAACGGTTATTTTACATCCAATAGTTAATTTAATACCATAATTATCTCTAGGAAATTTAAAAGAGCTATACCATTTTTTGATTCTTCCATTTTGTTTGATACCAAGTTGTCCATATTCATTTGTAAATAAAGAATAGATATTATTATGTGATTTAATTTCTTTTTTAAATTCATTTTCTACTAAGTATTCATTATTTGTTAATAATCTATTACCCCATGGTAAATAAAAGATCTTATTATTAATTTTAGATTTACTTGGAATAAATTGAAAAAATGGATAAGTATATTCTTGAATACCTGGAAAAATACTTTTACGTCTTGCTAGTTCCTTCATAATATCATCATTCCATTTTGCATAATGATCTTTTTCAATAGTTATAGGTTCAATTGCTAATCCAGGTGTTTCTTCATCTTCTTGTTTAGGTGGTGGTGTTCCTTTAATACATTCATATACATAAGCATTCATATGTTTAATAATATTATCATCACATATTTCATCTTCGTGTAAAAAATTAGGATTTTTATTATATTTATCAATATAATTGATCCATCTTTTAGCGACACCTAAATCTTTATCTGCATTTTCAAACATACAATCAATTGCCATACAAAAGATCATTTCAAATACTATATCAGTATAATCTACATTTAGATTAAAAAGATTTTTATCTCTTACTTCATTACCTTTCGGATTATAACCATTTTTAACATAATCAATAGTTCTTAAACATTTATTAGGTAAATATATTTTTGTAGATTTAACATTATTTCTCATTGTACTATCATCTTTACTAAATACAGGTAATATAGTATTTAAATTTTCAGTATGATCTTGAGTATTGCAACCATGAAAGGTGCAAATATTATTACTATCACGTTCAAAATTAAATTCTTTTTTAGTTTTCTTATGTAAAAATTTAGGATAAATAGACATATCATTTGGAATGATATTATTCATAAAATCATTATTAACAATATAATTAACAATTTGGTTATTAATATAATAATCAAACATATTTGTATGAATTTTATTTAAATTATTCATATTTGGTATTAAAATAATTAAATCTATATTACCTTTCCATACATATCTAGCAAATATAGTGTTATCAACAACCGATCTATTATTTTTAAGTTCGTTAGATAAATCAGTAAAAAATCTTTTTTTTGTTTCATTACCATCGTTTTTTTTTATATCAACATAACGTGTTAAATATGAACCATTATAATCTAATATTTTTGAATAAGCAACATAAATAGGTCCAGGTATTTTACCTCCTATTACATTTTTACTTAAATTATCTAATATATTATCTATTGTTTCTTCTAATTTTTTTAATTGTTCTTTATTCATTGAAAATTGATAAATATCCATATCATCTTTATGTTTTTCTTTATCATATTTCAAATTTTCAAATAATTTATTTCGTGTTTTACTGTCTGTTATTTTAGTATTACCGACATTTACAGTTTTACGTATTTTGCTCATATATTTAGGTAATAAGTTTTTATCAATATCTTGATATTCTTTTGCTGTATAATAATTACATTTAATATATTTTAATAAATTAGTATCATTAACCGTAGAATATTCATTACTGATAATAGAATTAGGTGTAGTTTTAATTGTATCAGGTGTGCTAGGTCCTTGACCCATTTATTATTTATAATTGATTATATCTTGTATTCATTAGGTTATATACATAATCGCGATATTCTTCAACACTCATATTTTCATCACAACTTACTAAATCCATAACATCTGCTATAACTTCACATTTACCATCTAATAATACTTTAGAAAAACATATTATAGGATGTTCTCCTTTATACCAATATAATGTAGGATCTATAGTCCAATTTTTATATTTAATAACAACCGGTAAAATATCAAATTTACCTCTAAATGCTCCAGTTTTGAAGGGAGCTATATTTTTACCTATTGGTATAGGTTCCATAGCATCTGGGTAAATAACTAACATATTATCTTTAGGTTTTCTATTTGATACACGATCATAAATAAGATCAGTTATTTTTTGTTTTTTTATATTAGAATCAAAAATAATACTATTAATTTTTTTATTTAATTGGAACATACCTGGGAATATTTTAGCACCTGCTAGACTGGTTAATATACAAATATTCGGATTAACATAAAAAGAAATTAACATATCAAAAATAGTTTTATGATTTAATACAACTATAAATTTTTTATCACTTTCATATAATTTTTGTATTTTATCTTCACCATTTATTTTAATATTATGTATATTTGCAACTTTTAAAGCATATTTATTAATATATGTAATCCACCAATTACCTAATCCACAATATATATATCCAATGTAAAATATAAAATATAAAATAATAAATACTATAATTCTAAAAATAAATAAATAAGTCATTTATCTTTTCTATAAAAATAATTAATTAATATTTATACGCTTGTAATATTTACAATTCATTATATCTTGTATTCATTCGGTTATATACATAATCACGATATTCTTCAACAGTCATATTTTCATCACAACTTATTAAATCCATTACATCTGTTACAACTTCGCATTTACCATATAATAAAAGTTTAAAAAATCCAATAAATGGATGTTCTCTATTATACCATTTAAATGTAGGATCTATAGTCCAATTTTTATATTTAATAACAACTGGTAATATATCAAATTTACCTTGGAATGCTCCTGTTTTAAAAGGTGTTATATTTTTACTTATAGGTATAGGATTCATACTATCTGCAAATACAACAATTATATTATCATTAATTTTTCGTAAATTAATTTTACCTATTAAGGTTTCTGTTCCTTGATTTGGTTTATAAAAAAATGAATTTGATTTTTTATTAATGCTATTTATAAAAGGCACTAAATTACCACCTTTTCTACTTAACATAAATCCAATATCTTGCAAACTATTTAATAAAACGAAACCATCAAATAAACATTTATGATTTGCAACTATTAATAATTTTGTTATCAGTATTGATGTAATGTTTAAATAATTTAGAATTATTAACTTTAATATTTTTAAAATTTGGAATTTTTAATAATAATTTAGACATAACTTTTATCCACCAAGAATTAAAATTAAGATATAAATATGGAATTAAACACACTATAAAAATGATAATTAATAAAATTATTCTAAAGATAAATAAGCCATTTATATTTTTATAAAAAATAATTATTTATACACTTGTAATATTAATTCTATAATAATAATTAATAATTGGTTGAAACATAATTAATGTAGGGGCACCAAGATCTAACCAAGATTTATTTGAATTTTCTATTTGTATTTCTTTAATTTTTGCATATTCATTTATAAGGCTTGCACAACCTTTAACTTTGAATATTATATATTTATCAGTATTACTTTCAATATATGTTTTCATTGCATTTACAACAAAAAGTTCTTTTTTATCTTTTTTATTAAAAGTATTTTCTGTTTTAATATCTCCAATTGTTATAATTAATTTACTATTTTTAGTATCACCTTTTACAATTACAGGTATATTAACATTTTCTAATTCATCTTTCTTTGATTTAAAATCTAAATTAACAACTTCTTTTTGTGAGGATGTAATACGTTTTTTAACAACATTTCCTTCTTTATCATATACTGGTTTTTCAAGAAGACGAATATAAGGTTCAAACAATAATTTTTGAACGTGTTGTTCTTTAAGACTTTCAATTCTTGACATTCTCTTATCATAATCTTGATAGATATCTTTCAATTTTAATTTATCTGCTTCAAGTTCCCAATAATTGTGTGGATGTGTATTATTAGGAATTTGATCAATACAAAGTGTATATAATTGAACTACGGGGTTCATAATTTGATTTTTAATATAATGTAGATAATCGGGTATGACTGTATCTTTATTTTCTAAAATGAATTCTTTAGTTTCAATACGATCACCTTGTAGTGATTTGGGGTCTTCGTTTTCAATATAAATGTATGCTAATCGATCGTTAATTTGTGGTTTATTACCGGGATCTCTTTCTCCTATTCTTTCTGCTAATACTTTATGTGCTATTTTTGTAGGATCTTTATATGTGCTTTTCAATGTTTTAGATATTATAAGACTATTAAGATCAACATCACCATTAACAATTTTTTGTAAATGTTTATCTAATATTTCGAAAGAACCGGGTAAATCATTTTCCCATAGTATCTTTTTAATAACAGAACCATATACTTCTTTCATAATTTTAGAATAATCTCTACGTTTTAAAGCAATACCCATACTTTTTTCTTTACATTTATTTGGATCTGTTTCATATAATAGACCTACATAACGTTTTTTACTAAAAAGAATGAAAGGATATAGAACTTTTTCATAATTAAGAGCTTGTGGTTTATAAGCTTTTAAATGTTCTGCAATTGCTTTTTCAACTTCTAAACCTTTTTCAATAGCTTCAGGAACTGCTTCTTTTCCTTTATGTTTTAAATTAAATTTACAGAAGATAGAATCGGTATCACCATAAATAACATCAGCATTATAGTTTTTTTCAACAAAATCTTTAGCTTTCATAATCATATTTCTACCAGTTGCAGTAGTGCAGGCGGCAATAGATTTCATATAAATAGGAGATGTTTTAGCACCAGTTTGTCCGTATAATGAATTAGCAGTAATTTTGTAAGCTAATTGTAATGAATCAAATACAGCTTTTTCAAAATCATTATAAGTATCTGTAATGGATATTATATCATCTTCAATATTTAATATTTCGTCAGGTGTTTTGATTGTATTGTTATTAGAATTATATAATCCAATGTATTCTTTAGAAGCAGTTTTAATTGTTTTATATTCAATTTTGTTTCTTGTAGCTTTACGTTGTTTAATAAGCATTTCAAGAATTTGAGGAATAGTAGATTTCTTACCATTACGATATTTGATATAATAATGTGGATCACCATCAATTTCAATTTTATTTAAAATAAGGTCATCATTATTTTCGATTAATTTATCATCTTTAATGTAATTACAAATATCTTCTGGTAATATATGTGATTCGTGTGATAAGTTTTCAGCAATCATAGAACTTGGATATAATGAAGAATAATCAAAAACAACAATAGGATCATCAACATAAATGCCTGTTTTAGGGTTTAATACGATAGCACCTTCATATATTCCATCATCAATGAATGCTTTACTTGGTATAACTTGATTACGTTTGGAACATTCATACATAACAAGAGAATAGATTTTAATACCTTGTCCTCTATGAAAAATATATGAAAGTGGAACAAGGCATACATTACTCATACCTGTATTATTTTCTAATACCTTCATTTTATGAAATAATCTATTTACTAAAACACAATCTTGAATGCAATAAATACCAATATCTGCACGATCTTTAGATGTTCCTAAGAATTTTGAGAAAATTTCATTAGGTTTAAGATCAACTTTCGTTTCACCTAATATATGTTCTGCAACATTATCTAATTTGTAATTATCCAATGTTAATATAGTAGGTGCTTTTACATAAACGAATAAATCAATAACTAATATTCCTTCAAATTCATAGAAATATGTATTAACTTCTCCTAATGCGGATGAAGTTAATGTTTTACTTTTAAAACTAGCATTAATTTTACTTGATTTACCGAATTCAAACATAAATGATTCTTGAATTGATAATTCTGTAGTTCTATCGTAAATATATTTGAAATCAAAACCCATAATATTATAACCGGTTATAATGTCAGGTCTCATTGATAACATCATTTCTTTCCATCTTTCAATTAATCTTTTTTCTGTTTTGCAAACAATAACATCAACTCCGTCAATTTTATCACAAGTTCCTAAATTAACTAAATGTTTATAAATAATTTCATCAGAACCATATCGATGAAATGTAGTTCCAATTTGAATAATAGGATCACCTTCAAGTTTTGGTAATTCTCGTGCTAATATATTTCGAATATTATCTTCTTCATATTGTATTTCTTTTTGTGTAAGTTTAGTGGTTGATATTTTTTGTAAAATATTTTTAATATTTCCACATTTCTTTTTAATACCTTCTAATTGTTTAGGACTTGGATTATTTTTCATATTAATTTTATGAATTGAATGAGTTTTATCAATTTCATAATCTTCTGTCATTATATGTGTAATAATATCTATGATATTAATGTCATTTGAACAAATAATATCCGCATTTTCACATAAATCTTGTGCAAATCGTTTATATGTTTTAATTGCCATTGGAAAATCACCTGAACTACTAGTACATTCAATATCAAAAGATGCAATTAACATAGGTGCGATAGTATTAATTGGTTCTGGTTTAATATCTTCTGTAGTAATGATGTAAGAGTAATCACAATTGGTGTCTTGAATTTCTTGACCATTTGTGATAGTGACCCAACCGGATGGTTTAATTTCTTTTTCGTGAATAAATCGAAGGAATGGATCAATATTAGTTTCGTATAATTTCCAAATATCTTTAGATGGTTTTTCTTTCCAGACATCTGTAAATGATGTATCACGATTGAAAGAATTAAATATAGATTGCATTTTTCTAAATAATGCGAGATTTGGTGTGGTAATCTTTAAAAAACATCTAGGTTCTTTTGAATAACCCCAAAAGTCAGTTAATTTTACACATTTAAAATCTATAGCATCATATTCTTTAGGAAATAGAGCATCATCCATTTCATATCCACAATTCATACAAATTCTAGCATTAATACCGTGTGAGCATATTGTATCTTCAACATTATATTTTTTTTTATAATAAGAATATGCATTATCTTCTAATTTATTAAATAACTCAGTTTGAATGTGATTGAAAGCTTTGTTTTTTTTACTGAAACTTGTAGGTGCTCTTACATAAAAAAAAGGTTTAAAATCTTTAATACAACAAAATACGGTTTTATTATCAGATCTAACACCATATATGTGTATATCATAATTATAAGGTTTTCTATATGAATCTGATAAATCTATTTGATCTGCATATTTGGGTATATTCCAATCAATAATTTGAAATGTATTATTCATAATTATAATTAATATTAATTTTTTATACGTATCATTTTTTTATCTATCATCTAAAACATTAGAAGTTATATTCATACCACAATATGGTTCTTCATCTTTACTATAATCAATATAATTGTAAATACCTATATTAACAGCGTGTTCTAATAACCATTCAAAATTATTCCAAAATTTTTCATCGTGTTGTTCAGATGTTAAATCGCAAATATGTGCTAATTCGTGTATAATGACATACATTAAGGTATTAATTTCAACGAAATCATTATTTTTTTGTCTTAGACAAACTACGATTTTTTCACCTTTATTAACTGTATAACTAGTAACACCTGTTTTCATTTCGTGTGGATCATTTTCGGTTATATTTTCGGGATTGAAACGTGATATTAATGTTTTAGTTCGTATATCTTGTGATTCTGATTTTTTTAAATGTTCTAATAAAGTTTTAACTTTATTTATAGCATCTGCTAATAGGTTAGCGGATTCTTTGCTACCTTTAGTAATTTGAACTCTATAATCTTTGCCGTCATCAGCTTTAACATAAATATGATTACGATTATTATAATAAGTAAAACTGATATATAAGATAATAATAAATATAATAATAAATAAGAATGGTTCAATTAAATTCTGATCAACCATATAAAGTATATTTCTTACTAATAATATTAGAAAAATGAATTATGAATTATTTATTTTAATAAATACAACAATGTTAATAAGTTCATCTTTAGATATTTTTACAAATATGTATTGTTTAAAAAATGATTTTTTCAAACAATTTACAATTTGGAATTTAGTATCAATGTGTTTAAAACCATATCATAAACAAGTGATAATAAATAATATTACTATATGTATTTTATTTCATTTTATGTTTATTATAGATCCTATATTAATATATAAAATACCTAAAAGATGTGGTGTATCTTTTTTATGTTTTAATTTATTGAATGTAATTTTACATATTATACCGCTTGTATATTCAATATTATTTATAAAGAAAAATATAATTATAATAAATTATATTGATATATTAAATAATTTATTTTATTTTTTAGTATGGAGTATATATATGAAATTTGATTATAGTATTTATAGTATTGAAAATTGTTATTACAAATATATATTTTTAATGTATTTTGCTTGTTTAATTGGTTATAGTAGAGGATTTAGAATTGGAATATAATAAAAATGATTACATAAA